CCCGCCTGGTCTTCTTTTGGTATGCCTGTAAGACAAAATGTACAGCCTTTGCGACGCTACAGCCCGGCGCAACCAAGCGTGCTGTCTTCGAAGCCGTCTTAGGGTCTCGGAGCTTAGCAAGCATAGAATCACGCGTGGAATCGGCCCGCGCCATAAAGGACTTGTCTCGGTCTAGCACGATATCGCGAAGCTGCCGCCAACGCTTGTCGAAACCCCCTGGTATAAGCTCTAACCAGTTAGTCTCCGAGGCAAGCGAAGGGTCGACCCTCCTAGCGATAAAGCAACCGTCCCGGCACATCTCAACCTCCTCCGCTGACTCTTCGGCGCTCATCACGCGTTTGTCGTGGCAGGGCCCCTTTTTGCAACGTGGGCATGAACTGTTGCGACACGCGCGACCAGTAAGCCTTACGCACACGCGATGGACGTGTGGGCTGCTTCATAATCGCACGGGCCGAAAAGTCCGGGCCCATGAGCATAGAGAGATCCGCCGACTGCACAGACGCTAAGCGTCGCTCGAGTTCGGCAAGAGTGATGCTGAGAACCGTCTCTTGGTCAACCGTGTCTGCCTCAGTGAAATGGACCCTCTCGTAGAGGTGGTTCAATTCGCTGAGCGGGTCAACGAGAGATCCCCAAGCAGAGGGCCTGGAAAAGAACAACGTGCCCCATGACTTGAGCACGTCGTCGAATCCAGATTCGAGCGTGTCGACGCAAGAGTGCGAATAAGCGCACATCTGGCAAAGGCTCAATTTATCAAATGAGCCGTCGGCACGTCGGAGACCACCTCCGCCTAGAGAACGAGGTATGTACATTTCGATACCAACCTTTCGGGACCATGACCTCATACCTACTAGCGCAAAGAAAGACCCGCGGCAGAGCACTTGGGCGGCCGAGGACTTCTTGCACACAAGCGTCTCTAGGAAGCCTAGACCCTCTCGGGCCAAGGCCGCGCGGAGACGCGCGGTGGGTTGGGGGACAGCGCGGAGTCTGCCGCGTTGGTCGCGGGCAAACCCTAAGGGCACCTGACGCGCAGAGCAGGACCGAGTCAACGGGCCCTCCCTCAAAGCAAGCTCGTAAGCCTGAGTTAAGAAGCTGGATCCCGAGAGGGAATCGATCTGCTGCTGCACAGCAGGGCCGCAACGCTGCCAGACAGGTACACCGCCATTGTTAAGCTCCTCGAGTGGAGGCTCTACACAACGGAATCCTATGAACGCCAGATTAGGGAGGACGTCCAGACCGAACCCGTAAACGCCTGAGAAGGTCCACACTTCCGCGTGGCGGAAGTGCTTCCCAGGGGAGAAGACACCGTCGAGCTTGTGAATCCAAGATTCGAAGGTGTCTATCCATGCGTTCGGGGCAGCGGCCAGGAGGTCATCCCCGTTAATCATACGGGGGGCGACATAGCCATGTACCTTGTCTGCCATAGAGGCACAAAATAAGTTCATCAAGTTCAGAATAAACCACGAGGACGGCACCCCCATCCATATGCCCCGCGACGTCTGGTAATCTCCTTGTGAGTCGGTGATCTCCCCTTTACTCACAAGTTGCAACCAGATGCGGCGGGCTA